TTCTTTAGTTACGTTGTGGTAAAAAAATAAATCTAACAATTGATTAATCAATACCTTATAAGCAAAGTCAATATCTTTACCTAATTTCTTACAATAATTCACAATCTTGCTACCGTCAGGATACGGAATTTCATCGACCAATTTAGCCACTTCGCCAGAAACTTTCAAGGCGACTTCTCTCTTAGGTTCTATAAATCCGCATTCAGGACATTCAATAGCGTTTTTTGCGTGTATGTAGCCACAATCACTGCACTGCTTTACATTTTCCAAAGCTTCTTTTTTTGGCTTAGGCTTTTGGTTTGTTCCGTAAAAAATCGGCTTCCAATCAATTTCATCAGACCATTTACCAAAATAATCTACGTTACCGCCACCGTCAATCAGATAAAAAAACGGCTTGTAAATAGAATCGCATACACGACCGCCACGCCCCACCATTTGTAAATATAAAGATTGACTTAGCGTTGCACGGTTCAGAATTACGCATTCCACGCTCGGCTCGTCAAATCCAGTCGTGAAACAAGAAACGTTTAGCAATATAGCATCTGGTGTATCTTTGAACCAATCGAGCACCTTTTTACGATTTTCAGTTTCGTTAACGGAATCAAAAAGTTTCACATTATCGAACCCCTCTTCTTTGAATCGTTCATAAACCATTTGGTTCATTTTTGCCGAGCTATTGAACACTATCGTTTTTTTTCCTAGAGCAATCTCCTTGTAATTTTTAACGACATCAAATAATCCTTTTTCAATTTGCTCGTCTTGATCGCCAAAGTCTCCAGTTTTAGAATCGACTTTCAAGGAATTTCTATCAATAGAACCTGTTTTGTAAACCAAATCACGTACTAGTCTGCCATCATTAATTAAATCGGTAATGCTTCGCCCAATTACTATATCTTCATATATTTCAGAAAGTGTAAACGGTCTTGAATATTCGTATGTTTCAAAATTGCAGCAAGTTTCTACTTTATCGTAAATAGTACCACACCTAGAGCATTTTGTAAAATTTACCTTTTTCAAAACAACAGGGGTTGCCGTTACGCCTAAAATTTTTGCATTAGGGTAATAATCGAAAATCTCTTCGTGCATCAATAAATGGCATTCGTCAACAATTATCAAACCAACATCTTTGCAAAAATTATCGTCAATTTTCAAACGCTTCCTTAGTGTTTGAATCATAGCCACGTATGATTGCGAAAGATGGGTTAGTGATTTTTTTTTCGAAACAACCGTCTCCACGGTAACGCCAATTTTACGAAGCGTTTCCGCTGTTTGTTTTATAAGTTCATCACGATGGGCCACAATCAAAACTTTTTGACCTGTTTTTTTAATCCATTGTTTTGAAATAAAAGAAAAAACCGCTGTTTTTCCGCCACCAGTAGCTAATGTAAAACACACTCGGTTTTTAGTTTCCAAGTGTGTTAAAATTTCATCTATTGATTTTTGCTGATGTTCAAAGGGTTTCATCCTGTAATACCTGCAATTTTCCAACCCTCGATGCTGTTGAAATAAACAAGTTCCCCTTGTGGGTTTGTCCATTCACGCCCCTTTAGGTTTATAGTAATACGAACTTTTTCGCCAACTTTGAAATTCTTCAACAAATCGCATTTGTCTTGAACAAACTGAATAAGTAAATGTTGAGGGTATTGTTCGTCTGTTGTGAGAACAACGTCTAGCTTTTTAAAACCTGCAGTTCCGATTTCTTTAATTTCGCCTATACTTTTTAAAGTGCCTACTATTTCCATTTTTAAAATTGTTTATTTTTGTTTAATTTTTCGATATACTCCTCTTTAATCCTATTCGCCTCTTCAATTCTCGAACATATTAAATTACAAACATCCTCGTCACGTTCAATTATTATTTCGTGCCAATACTCAATACCGTCAAATATAAAATAGTTGAAGAAATAGGCTTTGTTTTTGCCTGCACACATCATTTGATGTTGCATTTGATAGTAGTATTTTTTATCAATTTCCCCATCTGCAACTATTTTAAAAAAGGTATTCGCTTTAGGGCATTTGATTTCCAAAACAGCACCGTCCGAAACAATACCATCTGGACTTGCTCCTGACATTTCTGACATTTCAAAGAAGCCACATTTTTCTACTTCTAAAAATTCCAAAGATTTAATTTCTTTGAATTTATTGAAAGCCATTGGTTCTAATTCAATGCCTCGTTCCATATCATAAGAAACAAAATTATCCTCAATAGTTCCAAAAACTTGCTCAACAGCTTTTTCAAAAGCATAAGTTTTTCCAGTTTCTCCAAGTCCTTTAATACCCATTAATTTATGAATTTCACTTGCTGTGAATTTCCCTAATCTTGCGTTGTACCAGTTGTCTGTGCGTTGTTCCATAATTCTTCTATCTCTTTAGAAATGTTATATTTTGATTTAATTTGCTCAATGCTCGCCTTTGCTTTTATAGCAGCTTCGAAATTAGCTTCGGTAAAATTTGGCTTTTCTTTTGGCGCTATTTTTGGCTGTAAAGGTTTAATTCTCATACCTCCAACAATTTGACCTTTCATTTTTACATTTGAATCAATATATAATTCAATTGGTATGTTATTCCACTTATCAGTATCTGTACTTTTGCCTTGCGAAAAACCTCTAACTATTGCCGCATTCCCAGCATTTAGCACCATTGGCTTAATAGGTTCGACAAAATAAGCGATATTGTGGTCGCCACGATTTCCAGCAACCAAAACGCCAATTTCTTGCTTTACGTGTTTAATTGTAAAAATTAGCGGTTTGCCTTGTTCTAGCATTTCTTCTAAATCAACCACCCCTAAATGGTCTGACTTGTAAACTTTTCTGTAATTTGCCATATTGCTTAAATTTAAAAACCCCATCCAAAAGCATCGGTCAGAACGCAGTCAGATGAGGTTTATTAATGATTTTTCGTTTAAAGGCTCTGACCAACCTCGTTTAACTTTGACAAAGATAATTAAAAATTTTAATTAAACAACTAAAAGTTCTGGGTTTTCATAAATATTTCCGATTATTTCGATGTATTTTTTAAATGATGATAAATCATTTTTCTTTCTATTATAGTGCGATTTCATTAGCATTCTATCCGTAAGAACCGAGCGGAAATTTTTGTTTATTTCTATAAAAACAAATCCGAATAAGTCAGTAAAAACACAAACGAAATTTTTATTATTATGCCTATAAATATATCCCTGATAAATTTCAACTCCGTTTTTGTCTTTAAAGCCTGTGAATCGCATTATTTCTACATCTGATAGAGGGAATATATTTTCTCCAATTTCCTCTGAATCATTAGTAACTCCAAAAGCGTAATCATTATGAAATCCGTGTAAGTCAATAATTCTGTTTTGACTTTTTACATAAGCTCTGAATTTCAATTGACTTTTCATAGTTTTAATTTTAATTGTGGGTTATTCCATTTTCACGTTCAAACAAATTAATTTCATCACGAATAGTTCTTATTAATCTGTTTCGTTTCTTAATCATCAAATCAAGCCTTTCGTATTCATTCAATGATAATTCAGAAAGTTGTAAAAGAGTGTAGTTGTCCAACAAAATTGGCTTTGGTTTACAGTCTTTAATTCTGTCAAGTTCATCAAATGTTACACCACTTTCACCAAACTTTTTTTTCATCTGTTCGTTTGGCACTAACACCCAAACATCATTTTCGTAAGCAACTTTCTGAATTAATGTAGTTGTTCCGCTTCCTCTTAAATGTATCAGAAACGAAAACATATTTGATAATAATTTTCTAATTTTCATATTTTTAATTTTAATTGTGGGTTATTCCATTTTGCGAAGCCAGTTGACAAATCTATTAAATCGTCAAAAACATTATTCGTACACCAATGACCGCATTTGAATAAGTGCTACTATTGTCATAATTATAAATACTATTACGATTATTAAGGCTATTTCTAGTGGTGTCATAGTTCTGTGGCTTTTTTGATTAGTTGTTTTGCTCTTTTTCTATGCACTAATGGTGTGTTTTCACTAGCTAAAATGGTTCGTAAAAACTCCAACATTTCGTTAAAAATAGTTTGATTTTCTTTAACTTCAAAATCAAGTTCTGGTTGTATTTCTTCCAGCTCTACAAAGTCTATAGGCAATTCTTCTCCATTTGGAAATTGAAACATTTTTTTACCGTAAAGAATTGATTTAGTTTCTCTTTCTACAACGGTACATCCTATCATTTCTAATAGTGACTGTATATCTTCTTCACAAAGATATTGTTTAGCATAATTAGTAATGCCAATAAGTTCATACTTTCTCATAAGTATCGGTTTAAAATGTTGTGTTTAATTATTTCTTGGTATCGGGTAATAGAGCCAAATGTTTTGAAATCTATTTCGATTGCAGCCAACACTTCCAATTGCTTCTCCAGCTTTTTGACTTTCTTTTTTAGTTTTTTCTTTTTCATAGTTATTTGATTTTTTCCGCTTTTATTTCAAACGTTATTTTAATATTTTCACAAGTTACACTACCTTGTATTTTTGGGTTTTCTACGCCTTTTTCTATTTTGTCCATTAAAATAACAGCCAAATTAGCTAAAGAGTCCTCAATTATTTTCTTTTTGTTTTTCATAGTTTTATGTAAAATGGTTGTTGTTCTGTTTTTTTCTTTTCGTTATATTCTTTACTCATAAAAATATCATAACATTTTTCTGAACATATTGGAGGTTCTACGGGTTTCCCCATACATCCACATTCAAAACCGCTACAACAAATTTTTAATTCTATTTCTCTGCCACAAATCTCGCAAAATCCGTCTGTTTTCATAATTATTCAATTTTAATATAAGCCTTATTCATTTCAGCTTCGTTGGTTATAAACTTACTCTTTACCCGATCACGCATCCAAATTTTGAAGCGTTCTAGGTTTGGATTTCTGTTTGGCGGATTAATGCCGTTTCTTTGAAGCGTAACCGCTAAGTTATGCTCGAAGATTAGGTTTTGGATGAATGTGCTCATAGGTTATTGGTTTTTAAGTTACTCAAAATTAATCGT